ATAATACGTTTAATAATAATCTTACGTCCTTGCTCTGTACGTAAAATAATACGGTCTTCCTTACGCAAATAAATCGTTCGGAACGACTCAGGAGCTAACTTAACAATATCAACTGCCATTTAATTATACCTCTTTATAATAGTATAGAATGTTTTCAGGGTTATCATCTCTTGTCCAATCAACAATATCTTCACCAACTAAACCAGAGTCTTCACCATATTTTGCAATTAGGTAATTATTAAAGTCTGCTTCGGCTTTAGGCCAATCATGGTATGGATCCATCATAGAGTTTGAAAAGTACACAACCCAAGTGTAATCAACACTACCATAATAAAACTCAGCAATGTCTTCTGGTCTCTCACCTTCTTTAACAGTATATGGTAAATACATTAAAGGGTTATTAGAAACTTCTTTAGTAAAGTTAGTACGTCGAGTAATGTCTCGTACTAGTTTACCTTCGTATTCTATTAAAGGAAAGTTTTCGAAATATTTTGCCATTATATACCTCCCGACCCAATTGATCCACCAGCACTGCCATTCCCTGGAGTTACTAAACTGCTTTCACTTATTGCTTCCTGTTGTCTTCCTTCGTTCTCTGCGCCATAATCGTGAGCTGTTTCAATTTCTAGCTCAGTCATACTCATACTAAGAGTAACGCCAGCAGGTTTACCACCTTTCATAATCGCAACTCCACCGCCTGCACCATAATCAACACTAAACTCTGTTATCATAGAACTTTTATATTTAATAAAGTGGTCAGTATTAACACCAAGTAAATATACATCAACAACTGATGGGTACTGTAAAAAGGCTTTTGGAATACCGGTTAAACTTGATACTTCAGGTAATGCTTTTCTTTTAATCATAGCAACGATGTTTTTAATTCTTTCAGAGTCAGCTGCACTGTTTGGAAACAGATCCCAAGAAAATTGGTGTTGTCTTAGATTAACACCTTCAAACGCAAGAGTTTCGCGAGGGTTAATTGTTTGACCTGTAACCAAATCAATGGATCTACTAATTTCTGAACCTAGTTTATCTCTTAACAAATACTGTGCTGCAGACGCAATGTCAGTAACACTTGTTCCTAAAACATCTTTCACTAGTGAACTTGTACCACCAGTAATATCACCGCCAGCAAGTTTACCCATTGATGCACCCATTCCTTGTACCATTTTTGGAATTTGTGCGGCAGTCATATCACCACTGCCTTTGATAAAGTCATTAACTTTACTAGCTATTCCTTCAACGAATGGATCTCTTTCATTGCCGTTTATGCGTAAACCAGTATTGTCAAGTAAAGCTTTTGGGAATGGTAATTCAAGCGTATTGCTTGCTCTTAGCTGAGCACCCGATGAACGTTGATTAAATGCCTGTTGAAAAGGCGTTCTTATACCACCTGAGCTTTGTCCAATTTTAATTGCGTCATATGTAAAGTCTTTAAACACTAATAGACAGCTATGTGCGTGTGGTTGTTCTGGGAAACATTGATAGCCTTGTGAAAATGTCTGCTCTTTTCGTTTACGGTATGTTTCAACGCGCCTTAGCAAATTTACCATAGATTTTTCCTGTCATTGGATTATAAATAGTTTATTGTTCTATTTATACTAAATTATGAGGTACGACTTGGCATATAGCGGAAGGTTTCGACCAAAGAACCCAACTAAATATAAGGGTGACCCGACAAAGATTATTTATCGTTCCATGTGGGAATTTAAGTTTTTTCGTTATGTAGACGAACATCCTGACGTCATATGGTGGCAAAGTGAAGAAGTGGTAATACCATATCTTTCGCCTATTGACGGGAGAAGGCATAGGTATTTCCCTGATGTTGTTGTCCATAGGAAAATTGCGAATGGCGAACAGAAAACTTTGATGATTGAAATTAAACCGGCAGCACAAACTAAACCGCCGGATAGAAGTAAGATGAAAACAAGTAAAGGTAGGGTATCCCGTAGATATCTAAACGAGGTAAAGACATATGGCGTCAACGAAGCAAAATGGAAAGCAGCTAGAAATTTCTGCGCTGACCGTGGTTGGGCATTTGAAATTTACACAGAACACGAACTGGGGCTAAAGTAATGGTAGCAAAAGTATTTGACGATATTTTATTAAGAGGAGTACGCTCTGGGCAAATCCCGGCTCGTACAGACGCTGCTAGAGAATGGTATCGCCAGCAAGCAAAAGATACAACTAAAACAAAAGCCAATCCTGAAAAGCTTATTAAAGAAATGGCTCCTGACCGTGCAAAGCAAAGGTTTTTACTTGGTCAAATGTATATGTTTAACTATTTACCAAAACATAAAGATACTTTACCATACTACGATAGATTTCCGCTCATATTTCCAATAAATAGAGCTAAAGGTGGCTTCATGGGAATTAACATGCATTACTTACCTCCAATTTTAAGGGCTAAGTTAATGGATGCGCTTTATGATACTGCTAATAACAAATACTATGATGAGACCACACGTTTAAAAATGAATTACCAAACTTTAGCAAGTGCAACTAAATTCAAAGAATTTAAACCTTGTATAAAGCATTACTTGACAGGACAGATGAGATCACGTTTAATATACATTAACCCTACTGAATGGGATGTAGCGTTATTTTTACCAACGGCACGTTTTGTAGGTGCCACACAAGCACAAGTCTTTAAAGACTCAAGAAAGATAATCAGAGGATAACATGGCGTTCAGCATAACAGATTTTAAATCGCAAATGGATCGCTTTGGCGGACCACAGCGTCAGTCATTATTTGAGGTTACGATTAATAACTTTCCAGTTAATACATCGACTATGGACACGAGAGATTTAACATTCTTTTGTAAAAACGTTGCGATCCCTGGGTTAAGTATGGCGTTAACATCATACGAAGCTGTCGGACAACAACGTAGAATGTATCCAACAATGATGAACCCAGAACCAGTTCAAGCTATCTTTATGTTAGACTCAGATCATCAAGTATTAACATTTTTCCATTCATGGATGCAGCGTATAGTAAACTATTCAACTTCAGGTGGAAGCTTTTCTGAGGTTGGTGGACAATTACCATTCGAGATTGGATATAAAAACGAATATGGCTGCCGCTTAACTATTAAAGCGTATTCAAACGATTTCTTAACAACTGGAAAATATTACGAAACAATATTAGACGGTGCATTCCCTGGGTTACTAGGAGATGTTGATTTAGGTTGGGAATCAAACGATAGTTATAGTACTTTACCTATAAGTTTCCAATATGATAGAATTGAATTCTCGGGCGAACGTCAAGGAATTACATCAGGAAGATTTAACAGAGGTAACGGCTTACTCGGTCTTATTGAGTCAGTTGGAGATTTTGGTCAATTAATTGGACAAAACATTGTGCCTCGTTCAATACAAGATAGCGTAAATAAATTTACACGAATTACAAATAACTTTGATAATATATCAAGCCGTGTTAGCGGTTTAAGATAACAGGAGAATTAGATTATGGGACTACCAAAAATTGATTTACCAATTTATGAGCTTACATTGCCATCAACTGGTGACATAGTAAAGTATCGACCTTTTACTGTAAAAGAAGAAAAGATTTTATTAGTTGCGCAAGAAGCAGACGATCAAACACAGGAGCTGTTAGCTGCTAAACAAGTTGTTAATAACTGTGTTATTGATTTGGATATTTCTAAGATAGCAATGTTTGATTTAGAATATATTATTTTGGCATTACGATCTAAATCGGTTGACAACGAAACAAAGTTTGGTGTAAAAGATCCTGAGACAGAAGAAACAATTGAGCTCACAATGGATTTAAACACTGTATCGTTAGAACAGCCAGAAAACCATACAAACAAAATTAAGATTAATGAAGAGTTTAGTTTGTTTTTAAAATACCCTACTATTGATGAATACATTAAGATAAGGGATCGCGATCCAAATGACCCATTACTAAATTACTTTATTTTAACTTCGTGTTTAGATAAAGTAGCATCTGATGATGAAGTTCATGAATTTAGAAACTATAGCGCAAAAGAAGTAGATCAATTTATGGAAGGTGTTTCTAGCCAAGTTGTTAAGGGAATACAAGATTTTTTTGAAACAATGCCAAAGTTAAGGCATACTTTAAAATACCAAAATAAAGAAGGAACTGATAGAACATTTGTCGTGGAGGGTATGGACTCTTTTTTTATCTAGCGCTGAGTCACACAACCCTCTCGGACTATTATCAAACGATATTCATGTTAGCTCAGCACCATAAATACTCTATAGACGAAATTGAAGGCATGCTGCCTTATGAACGTGATTTATATTTTACAATGCTTGTTGAATTTATTAAGAAACAAAACGAAAAAGGTAATTAAAAATGGCACTGTCACCAGAAACCGTAGCAATCATCGACCAACTTAAACAAGAAGGCGAGCTTGTTCGAGCAGAAACTCGGAGCACGAATGATACTGTTGGAATCGCGCTTGATAAGTTTAGTGATGCCTTTGTTTCTATTGCGGCTAACATACAAGCAAATAACGATATGCTAAAAGTTTCTCAAGTTAATATGAGAAAACAGAGGAACAACGATAAAATAGCTGACGACTTCAAAGATTTGGAACGAGAAAAAGTAGTAAAAGAAAAAGACAATAAGTTTGCTGATAATTTAGGTAACACAGTTAAAAACGCTATTGAAGGTGCTTCACTAAGAGGT